AAGAAAATTCTTAACGACAGCGAGAGAGAAGAAAGTCTTTCCAGTAGAAGACTCTCCAGCAATAGCAGTAATCTTATTCCCAGATACACCACCAAATATACTACCTGAGACCAGTGCATTAAAAATATACGAACCTGTGTCAACATACGTTTCTGTCTCATCAATGTCCGATGCTAGTTTGGTGTAATCATCACCAATCTCTTTTACAATTTCTTTTAAGAAGTCCATCAAGCAACCATCCCGTATTGTTCACGAAGTATTTTTTTATATGGCAGATCTTGTTCACGCAATTCTTTTACCAGTTTAAGTTTCTGGTATAGTGCAGTGTCACCACCCAGTGCCATTGCCTTTACAATAGTGGCAAGCTCATTGTCATTAATAGGAAGATCCATTAAGAGAAAAACAATTCAAGGTTTACAGTTTTTTCCACACTCCAACCAATAGAGTTGAGGATAATTTTAAGCGGTTCAAGAAATGACTTTTCAAATTGTAAGTCATAATCAATGTATTTGTCAATGTTCAGTTCTTTGGGAAAATCCTGAATGAATGAAATAACATTCTCATGCATTGGGTTGGGATTTTTCAAATAACAGAACTTGATCTTTTCTCCATTCTGAATGAGGGAGTATTTGTTCGTCAGTTTTTTCTCCTTAATATAGTGATTAAAGAGGAGTGCTCCGCGACAATGAATGGGAGTACCCTTAATATAGATTTCAGATGAACCCTTGTACTTGGTCACATCAGAAACGGATCGTGGGAATGAAATTTGCTCTGGAGGAAGTTTCTTAAATTGTTCACGACTTTTATCGATAAACTTAATTACATCATCTTCAGTTCCAGTCATCATAATCTTAAGAGCATCTTTAATCATCTTCCTACAAGGAGCAGGAGTGGATGACTTAACTGCTTCAATACCCATCATCTTCAGTTTAGGTTCAGTATATTGAACTCCTTCACTGTTCCACACATTAAGAATATATCGCTTCTTTGCAGTCCAGATCCCACGGTCAGCGATGTTCTCACGCTTCATTTGCATCTTCTGGTCATACGCCGAAACGTAATCCGCAAGTTTCTGATAGGATTGTTCAATGAACGGTTCAAACTTGTCCTCACAGATCTTATCAAGTACAGAAACAACTGCTGCTTTATCGTCAGACTTATTACTAAAAAATTTAGTAATAAGAGGTCCAAGATTAAGATAGATCGAATCAGTGTCTGATGCGATAACATAATCTTCTGCTTCCGTTTGCAAAAGTTTATTTAGATATTCATTCATCTTATTTTCAATCCAACGGATAGAAACCTGCCCAGAAAGTGTAATCGCTTCAGCATTGGCAAGTTTGTAGTACCTAAAATATTGATTACCAATGGCACCATAAGCAGAGTTGAGAGAGATCTTTTTAGCCATCTGAATATTATTACACCTGGCAATCTCTTTCTCAAGTGCTTTAGTTGGAGTCTTTTCATATTCTTGTTTTGCCTGAAGCATTTTCTTTTTAAAGATCACACGATCTCCGTACATCTTTTCCATTAGTTCTGGCAAGAATCCACGGACATCTTTACGGTACATTGCACCATTAGCACAGACAGCATAATCTTTATACAACTCAAAATTTAATTCTTCGTTTAAGATTTTTTCAACTGTTGCTGTTGGGTGTCTTTCGTCCAAAAGAGTTTCTGGCGAAATATTGTACTGCATAATGAGATGAGGATATAGGGAGTTAAGATCAAAAGAGACAACCCAATCATACTTCCCTGGAATCGGTTCTTTAACATAGGCACCTGCATACTTTTCATCCTTTTGAGATTTATTTCTAGGAGGAATAACAATGTTTCTTTTCTTTAGATAATTATAAATGATGTTGTCCCACATACGAACCTGATAAAACACATCGGCATAGTTGACTTTTGCGTCATATGCCATGGTCAGAGCAAGTTCAATCAACTTCATCTTGTCTTCCAGACGGTCAACAAGTTCTACGTCAACGATGTTGTATTCAATAAACTTTTGCCAACCTTGAGTATAAAAGTCTTTGAATGTATCAAACTCACTGTGGTCAAGTTTTTTCTGTCCAAGTTCTACTTCAGCGATATAATCAAGACGATATGATTCCTGTGCTTTATAAGTAAACTTCTTATACAGATCAAGATAGTCAAGTTGAGTCAATCCACCCACATCAAAGACAGTCTGCTTTCTACCCTGAATAAAAACCTCTCCTTCAGTCACAAGACCCCAGTTGGAGAATCTCTTCATTAACTTTTCTCCAAGCACCCTGTTGAGGCGTTTACAGATGTATGGGATGTCATACAGTTGGATGTTCCAACCAGTCACCACATCAGGAACATCAACCATCCAGTAGTTGATGAAATGATTCAGAAGATCATACTCTGTAGGACAGTGGTGGTAAGTAACATTGCCCTGTTTGTTATTGAAAGGTTTTACACCCCAAGTAATAATCTTCTTGGTGGTATAATCCTGAATTGTGATTGCAAGAATTTCTTCCGAAGCAGACTGAACATCGGGGAATCCATTTTCAGACTTCACCTCAATATCCAGAGTTACAAGTTTGATCTGACTAATATCAAACTTAATTTCATCCTCTGGATATTTTTCGGAAATATATTGGTAGATGTATCTGTCATTTCCGTAAATGGCAAATCCATCCACTTCATCATACTTCTTATAAAATTCACGACAATCACGAACTGTGCCAGGATTTACTGGTTCAACATGCTCTCCACCTAATGTTCTATACTTTGATTCCTTTTTACTTTTTACAAAGAGTGTGGGGAAAAATTCATCTCTGGTTTCAAATCTTTTTCCATTCTCTACTCCACGAACCAGAAACTGATTTCCAATCAATTGAACATTAGTATAGAATTTCATTTAACAAGGTTTTCGTATTTTTCAAGTAAGGTTGGTTTTGGATCAGTAAGAGTCAGAATCTTATCCGATGATATCATAAAGGTATTTTGATTAGTTTGTTTTACCAACCATGGAGATAAAGTATCATCACCATCTAAAACAAATGGTTCAATTAGTTTACAGTCAGGTTCTCCAATCTCTGCACCCACTTCTTCAATTTGAGTTATTAGAATCTGACCGTTCATCAGAACCATCAGTTTTACTGGTTTCATTTCCATAGTTTACAACATCCTGAACATACATTTCTTTTAATTTATCGACAGGTTCTACCATCGTAATAACCCAATCCATTGCCATAGGAATTGTCTCTTCCTTTGAGAGTGGCATCCATGGGAACAGGGAGACCTGAAATCCTGCTTTTTGATGAGTTGCATCAACCTCTTCAGTGAGATTGTTGGGTTTCACCATCTTAACAACACAAGGTCTATTCAGCAAATATCCGATAACTCTTGGATTCTCTTCATCACCCATAGTCATCTCACTGACATTTGCAATGATATCTTCACCCGACTTCAGAAGTAATAATTTAATCGTCATTTTAGTTTCGTTCCTCCATCCATTCTATCAACAAAAAAGGGAGGTGTCAATCGGATTTTGCCGATTACCTCCCGTGGCATAGCGCCGACGATATTCAGTTTTATTTATCAGGAAGTATCAGGGTAGAACGGCGGCGATCGTTCCCCCAAATATAAGAGTCATTGCTGTTCCTAATGTTAAGGTGGCGGTTGTGAAATTCATCGTCCCTCCATAGGTCTAAATTATATAGACATTATGTATCATAGTGATACAAAAGTCTGTCACAACCGCTACTAATCATCAAAGAAATGTTATGGAATCAGAACCAATCCTTTCTTTGATGATGTTGAGGAACGATACGACCAAGAACTATCGATAGTAACCCATCCTCAAATTCAACTGATCTAACTTCCGTATCCTCTGCCAGCGTCCATGATCTTGTGAAAGATCGTTGAGCCACTCCTCTATGGATGTACTCTGTTCCTGTCTCTCCGTCCTCTCGTTGTCCTTCGACGAAGAGTTTTCCGTCTTGTGTGTAGACATTTACCTGCTTCTTCTTAAACCCTGCGAGTGCAAGTTCAAGTCGAGATTCTACATTTGAGACTTGAACTAAATTGTATGGGGGATAGTTTGTCGTTGTTTCATGCAGCGAAAACAATCGATGAAAATATTCATCCATACCAATACTGTTTCTATTTATACGATCTAACAGTTGGTCCAAATTAGCGGCGTTATACTTTGCTAAGTTGTTCATTATACTTCTCCTTTTAAAGCGAGATTTGATTGTGTGGACCCCGAAGGCATCCACTACTAATTATACAACAAAGCATAAAAAAGGGGGTGTTGGTAACCCCCATAAAGTAGCGTATATTCCGTATGTATAGAGTCGCGCACGAAAGAGCGACGTTATTATTTATGCTTCTTCTTGTACCTTTCCTTTCTTACCAATATTGTACTTCTGCTCAAGAACCCAATCATTCTTATCCTTATAAGCAAGAACCTTAATTTGATTTAGGGGAGCAATGTCAACTACAGCATCCTCTTTAACGACCGTAATCAGTCCCCAATCAGCAAGAAGACGTGCAATACGATTGCGGCGTTGAACATCATTCACAGTAAGGTTTGCATGTTTGCCATCAAGAGCAAACAACTCTTTAAAGTGAACAATATAATACTTACCCTGCTTGTGCAGGATATGGCAAGACTGATAGAGTTTCTTCTCTTTGCGTGATGCAACTCCGATTCTAGTTAAAGTCTCACGAACTTTAAGGAAGTCGTCTGGTTCATTCAGAATCACTTCCACCATTTTGTCTTGTGACCATTCTACAGTGGGTTCAACCGTTGTAGTCATTTTATTCCTCCAATGTCAAGTCGTTGTTTAATAAAGTTAATTTGTTCCTTTGTAAGAATCTTCAGAGCTTGAGATGCTTTTTCATTACTATATCCATAATATTGTTTGACACATTCTAAGTCTGTGACTTTTTCTTTGCGGAGCCAGGGAGAGAATCTCTTCTTTTTCCTCAAAGTATTTAGGAAAAATGAATATTGCATGTCTTTGTCCAAGAAATGATACTTATTCATTTCGTTGGCAAACATAATACAATCCAAATGTCCAGACAGACAGCGGTTAATAATATATGGGGGATATTCTTTTGCGTGCTCAGTCAAATCTTCTTTAGTGAAGTTAATTGAATTCAGCCAGTCCTTCAATTCCATAATTAAATAATAGCAATTCCTTTCTTTGTTTTTGTTCTCGCATATACTCACCAACAGAGCGCATTGTGTAAGTAAGGTCAAACTCGGCAGCATTCCATTCAGTAAAACGATCTTTCACCAGTTGATCTGAATTGTAACTAATCAACTGATCAAGACTGCAAGCAGAGCAATCAGCAACAAACCTATCGTGATCAAATCCTTTGTGCATTGATCCCTTACGCCCATAGAGGTTATCCTTAATATCGTAAGGAGGATCAAGGTATACAAAAGCATTACCTTCAGAACCAAGTAGGTAATCATAGGAGTAATTAGTTATACGCCAATTCTCAATCAATTTAGAATACGAAGGCAATTTTTCGATCCCCCGCATACTGAAGTTGTTGTTGGACGCCTGTTCTGAAAATGATGAACTCTCTGTGAGACCAGAGAAACTACACTTATTGACAACATAAAAAGATATAGCACGAGAGAGATTTGACACATCTTGGTCATTGA